CACTCGGTTGATTGCTTTCTTTTTATTGAATTTCATAAAGGCATTTTTCAATTTGCTTGTGGTAACTTTACCCTCAACTTCAATTTCCTCAGTCTCGGTAACTAAATCATTACCGCCAGCAACAAGATAAAAGGCATCATAACCAGGACGATGGGAAGTCAGAAATTTTTCACTTCTGAATTCTTTGAGTAATCGTACTTGTTCATCGTATTTTTTAGCAGAATCAGTTCTCTGTAATTGATTCAAATCAGAACCGTCAGGAAAAACATAACGATTGCGAATTGCATTTTTCACAGAGCCCCGATAACTTGGCAACAAAAAGAAACCAAAGACTTTTGATTCTGTTGTTACACGAAACCAATCTAAAATACCATTTGTCAAAATATCTGAAGGCGTAGATTCTGGTTTATAAATCAATTGTCTCTGATACTTGTGTTGTCTATCAGTTATGATGACATTAGTTGAACTGGCATTAAAAATGGTAGCAACTTCAACTTCTTCTTCAACATCGGTTTTCCAATTCGTTCTCATACCCATTGTTCTATATGAGGAACAATTATCAGCATCACCATCATGCACAATCACCAGACTACTCATATCTAGATTATTTTGTTTACGAAATGCCTTCATAATATCAGCAAGAGCAACAATCGCCTGATTCATAGGTGTATTGGATAAATTTTCTGAGTCAGGTTGACCGATATAGTTTGCATAATACCTACTATTATGCCTTTCATAAGACTTCTTCAATAAAATCATATTGCGAAGTGCCTTTGAATATTCAGCATTACTCATTTTTGAGTTAATGTATTCACGAAGAAAAACTTCACCCAAACACAAATCATTCAATTTTATATCGAAAGACCCTCTTGATTTTTTACAATATTCTCGTGAAGACAAACCAGAATCAATCATATTAGAACCGGTACAATCACCGAAGCCATATACAATGAATGGTATGTTTACCTTACGGCAGAACATAGACAGAATCAAAATCTGTTCAATAGAACCTGCCATGTTTTCAGACATAGAACCAGAGCGGTCAAGTAACAGAATCAATCCATGTGATTTGCCTTTTGGCACAATCATCACTTTACGAAAAATGTTATCATCAAACTTATACGATGATAGTTTGTTCACATCGATATCGCCAGTGTCAGAGATTTTTGTTTTACTGAAAGCCTTGGCAGCCTTACGCATTTCAAATTCTTTGGCAAGCAATGAAACGTACCTCTCATTCTTGGATTTGAATTCATTAACATATTCTTTAACTTTTTCTTCCGATAAAATGCCTTCTTTAATGCGCATATCATAATATTCACTTAGCAATTGTTGCACTCTTTTAGCAGGAGTAATAATATTATCATAGTTAGCTTTTGGTAAAGTAACATACAAATATTCACGGCACTTTTCATCAAGCAACATAGATTCATTGTTGCGGAAGTTTTCATCAGTTTGGCAACTTGGGTCAAATTGATCTACACTAGAAGGAGTTGATTCTTTATCACGAGTACCTGTTGTGTCATCCTCATCAGATTCATCATTATCACCCTCATCAGATTGTTCCTCTGACTTTTCGTTTGTTTGTGGATTTGATTTGCCCTCGGTGTCCTCGGAAGTTTCATTTTCTTCTGGCTCATTGTATTCATCTAAATCAGCGTCATCATCACCATCAGGTCCATCGGCCGGGTCACTATATTCCTCAAAGTCATTCAATTGCATATCAAATTGTTCTTGCTTGGAATAGGCATAAATTTCATCAGTGAAATTAATAACATCATCCCAAGATTCAAGAGATTGAATTCTATTTACAAAATTCAATTCCTCTGAAGAGAAGCTGATTTTGGCAGTATACTGAGATTTGGTATAAATGTTCAATCTCTCAATAAATGCCATTGTGCTAATTTCTCGACTTTTCAAACCAAAGAAATCTCGTTTATTCAATTCAGCATAGGCATCACGGAACGACAGTTTTAAGCCAGGATACTTTCTCTGAACTTTTTTCTCAATACGAGCATCTTCTACAACATTCAAAAATGATTTGTAGTTTTTACCCTTAGTTTTGTCAACAACGGCATCATGCCATCCTTCCGCAGGAGTATAAAGTGCATGGCCGACTTCATGCCCACCAAGCAGGTCATACATCACTCCAGACATATTTTGCCAAATTGGAAGATACAGCACACGATTTTTTGGATCAAACTTGGCAGTTCGAATTTTCTGGTGTTGTATTGAGAGATTTTCGGTTGCCATCAATTTGGCAAGTTGAGACTTTTGGTGAACAGTGAATGTCATAATATAGTTAATCCTTGACTTTTGATGCTACCATTGTAACACAGTATAGCACAATTGTCAAGCTGCCATATTGTGAGGAAACAACACTCTAACCTGTTGATTTGTGAGGAAGAAAATTGAGGTTTCTCAGTCATGGTCGTATTATATCACAACCAGACTGAAAAGGGGGCAACTATGGTTTGTAGAATACGAATATAGGTTCGTACTTGAGCCACATTTTATCGTTGATTTTGCAGAAGTTCTTTGCCTTGGGCAAGCCTGTTTCAGTATCAATTCGATTTCCTCCAGGCATCTGTGCAAGTGCCATCTTTATCTTGCCTCTATATATCATCCCCTTAGAGGTAAGTATGTCAATCGAATCTTGTTCCAATGGCAACATCTCACCACCAAACACGGCATCAGCAATGTTCCATAGAAGATATCTGTCATTGTTCAAATACTCTACACAAGTCTCTAATGTCTTGCGGAGAAAACCTTCTCGCCATGCATCATACTGTGAAAACTTCTTATATGATTGCTCAGGATCTTCTGAATATGCTTCTTTTGCAAAATATGGTGGAGATGTAAAAATCATATCTAACTTACCCTTGTACTTTTGAAATTTGGGGTCGTTATGAATTTCTTCTGAGCCATGTTGAAAGATTTCGTATGTGTGTGTCTTTGGAAACAAACCAGTCGCTCGATATGTCTTTGTGTTAAAGAAATCAGCAAACTCATGGTACTTTGTGCGGCCAGGAGTTGTTGAATGGTCTGTATTTGGATCCGTGCCGATGTAATGGATGTTTCTTTCATCATCAACAGATAGAGCACCCAGCAATCTACCGCCCCAACCGGAAGATGGATCATAGATGTTAATTTGTTCTTGCGTTTTGATGTGATCTGTATATCTCTCATACAAATACTTTGCAGTCAAAGGTGGAAAGTTAACTGCATACTGACAGAATGAAATGCGAAATGCCTTTAGACCAAGAGGAAATAACTTCTGGCCTTTTTCATAGATTCGAATACGAAACAATTGTGCATCTTTGTGTTCAACATTCGTTGTGCAATTAGCAGGAATTAATTTAGGATTACTTGCTTGTAGTTGCAACAATTCATCTTTAGTAATTCGCAAATATGTTTGGTCTTTTAACTCTTCATTGTAACCAGTATACTCTTTATCACCTGCATTAGGTTCTATCCAGTAATCATGTGTGCCATATGCTCTTGCCTTAGTTTCAAACCAATGTAAGAATTCATTTGTCGATGTAGCTCTAAATCTAAATGAACCAATTTCAATCACTTGATTTAATTTAATCGGTGTTGAATAGTGATAGAACGAATCTCTTTTGAAGTGCCGTGATGCATAAGTGATGAAGGTATTCAACAATTCATCTTTGGCAAAGTAATCATAGATTGATTTGCCACTATTCACATCTGCCGTGTAGTTGATGCGAGTTTTCATCATGGTTGGAAACCATTGATTTACCGCATTACCAACTACACTTGTGTTGCGAATAACATCTGCATTGCCTGTAAGTTCATCTTTAACAAGGAACTTGTGTACAGGAAAAGAAGTCATCTCATTAAACTGATCAATGATTTCTTGTTCGTCATATCCAACTCTTGGTGGTTGACCTTTTTCATCCCACAGAGACACGATTGTTTTACGAAGTTGAATAGCCCAATCACGAAATTCTTCTATGCTCATGGCAAGAATTTCTTCAAACTTTTTGTTTGATTCTGATTCTAGTAATTCTCTATTCTTTTCGTAAAAGTATTTCATTATTTTCCGTTTTCAATTTTATACACAACACCTGGAATATTACCATCAGCCCAACTTATATCGCTTACATTAATCATGCCGTTCTTCTCATAGAACCCTCGAGCTCTAGGATTCTCTGCACGGACAGTTAACCAAACAATTTTATGCATTGAGAAAAACTCTTTCAACACCTTTGTTGCGTTACCTGAACCTTGTTCAACAGTAACAATCTGCCCAATGTGTGCATCGCCTTTTTGTGCTTCTACTTTACCTATTTTTTGTTTTCTCTTGTAGACACCAAACACAATCACAACACCATCTTGTAGAATAACATTGTTTGTTTCAATTTTTCGTTTGAGATAATCTTGCCGTATATGAGGAAAGTAAGCCTTTCTATACGGTGCGAATATAGATTCTATCACAGATAAGTCATCAATAGTGGCAATTTTCATTTTTTATTCCCCATTTTTTTGGCATTTTTATTAATTCTAACAATTTGTTTTACCATCTTCTCTTGTCTTTGTCTTGCCATTTGTACTGCCAAAGGCCCTGCATGATCAACAAACTTAACACCATTCATATGATCTAACTCATGTAAGAAACATCTTGCAGTTAATCCTTCCATTCTGATTTGTTTAAATGCACCTGTCTCATCATAAAATTCAACATCACACCAAGTTGGCCGGTCAACTTTCAAATACATGGCAGGAAAAGACAAACAACCTTCATTGCCTTTTAATATTTCTTCTGATTGAGCAATTACTTTTGGATTGATACAAGCGATTTGAAAATGTTCTGTTCCAATAATAAACACTCTCTGAAAAATGCCACATTGATTCGCTGATAGACCAACACCACCATAGAGTTTCATTGTCAGCTTCAATCTTGCAACAAGGTTTTTCATTGTTGGATTTGGTAAAGCTTCTTTATATTCTGGAATAGGAACACTTAGCATTGGATGATTTTCACCATACAATCTTAATTGTTCTATTTTTTCTTCAGTTACAATACCCGTTGTGGTATCAATTGTTAAAAATTCACTCATTTTAATATCCTTGAAAAATTGGCAACTTTCTCAAATCTTATAGTTTCGTAAAATTTATCATTATAAATGTCACCTTTAGGCGATATTACAAACACACTTGTGTTATCATCCATATTATTAATTAAACCTAAAAAGTTATCAATCGCACTATGATCCAAAGCACTATCAATAATTTCATCCAATATTAACAAATTTGTATTAGATGAATTTTTCAATTTAGCTATAACCCTCCAAGTAAATAAAAGAGCTAAATTTATTTTAGATTTTTCACCTTCGCTAAAATTATTATAAGTAAACTCATCTCTGTGCCTAGATTTAATAGTCTCTTTGAATGATTCGTCAAGGTTAAAATTAACAAAGAAATCCAAGGAGGCTAAATACTTATTGACCAACTTGTTTATGATTGGTAAATACTGTTTAATAATCTTGGTTTTAATGCCTGTGTCTTTCAACAAGCCAGAAGCGACTTCATAATATGTTTTGTCTTGTATTAATTCTTTCAACTCTTCTTGCAATATAGACAGAGAATCCTTTAATTCTTTTAGCTCTTGCTGTTCTTTCTCTGACACCACCTTCGATTGCTTAAGCTCTTCAATTTGTTTCTGTAACTTAGTAATATATTTGTTCGTTTCGGTTATAGAAGTATTGTTTGTTGCAATCTTAATTTGTAATGCTTGAATTTTCTTCTGCACTTCTGTAATTGTATTGAGCTTGTATTGCTCTGCCAATAACTTCTTCTCTAATTCTGAGAGTCCGTGTTCACACTCAGCTGCCTTGGTTGTAAGATTGGCAATCTCCGTTTCCTTAAACCCCATGGCAATGGTTTGCCTGCAGGTTGGACAATCGTCATTATGTTGAAAGAAACTGATATCCTTTCTATATTTGGATACTGTGCTTTCAATTTGCGATTCAAGCTTTGTAATAGTCTTGAGTTTATTCTCAACTGAAGTCTTCTCTTCCACAGAGGTTTGGTGTGTGGCAACTTCTGTGATGAGGTTTGCAGTCTCGTCATGTAAGGTCTGTATAACACCCTGATTATTTTGTATCTCTTCATCATATTCATTTACCTTGTCATCATTGTTTTGCTTTAACTCTTTGATGTATTTTTCTTGCAACTCAAACTTCTGACGAGACAAGTCAATGTCATATTTTTTAGATGTAATTGAATCTTTGTTACCAGATAATTTCTCTCTAAGAATACCATTCATTGTGGAGAAAATTTGAATATCTAACAAGTCTTCAATGATTGCTCTGCGATCAGAAGCTGACAATTGCATGAATGGAACAAATGATGCCGAGCCAAGAATAACAATCTGTGTAAATGATTTATAATTTAATTTGAGAATAGTCTTCTCAAGATATTCTTGATAATCTTTCGCAGCAGCATCTTGATTTAACAACTCACCATTTTGATAGATTTCAAAGACATTTGGTTTAATGCCTCTAATAATTTTATACGATTTGTTATTTGTGTCAAACTCAATTTCAATAACACAATCTTTGCCGTTGATTGAATTCAGTAAACTAGGTTTGTTGATGTTGCGAAATGCTTTACCAAATAACCCAAAACACAATGCATCAAGCATGGTTGATTTTCCAGAACCATTTTCACCAACCACAAGTGTGTTCTGATTGTTGTCTAACTTTATTTCAGTAAAATGGTTGCCGGTGCTTAACAGATTTTTCCAACGCACATAACGAAATGCTATCATTCAGTTTTTTCCGTATTCAATGCCTCAATGTAAAGTTCTCTCATCAGAGTTTTTAGTTTATCACTCTCAACATTCAAAGTTAAATTATCAATATATTTTCCGAGAATAGTAATCGTGTCTTCAGCTTGATCAATGATTTCTTGGTCAACATCAATGAGTGTATCAGTAAAGTCTTCCACGATTGACAAATCTGCAACACCTGCCTTATAGATGTTATCTAATACACTATCAAATAAAAATGGATTCTGTTTATTAAGTACAACCACTTTAACAAAACAATCCTTTAGTGGCGCATAGTCATAGTTTTTCCATGCCTCAAAATCATTACTTGAATCATCATACATGATTTTATGAAACATCTTATATGGATTCAAAATGAATTCAAATTCTCGTGTCTCAGTATCAAACACATGAAATCCTCTTGGATCATTATAATCAGCCCATGTCATTTCGTATTGATTGCCAAGATATGTGATATTGCCACTTGTTGACTTGTGATGAAAGTGACCAGACAATACGATATCAAATCTTTCAAATAATTTTCTATCTAATCCTTCGTGACAGATATTGCCTCGATCCATTTCAAAGCCTGCAATCTCAAAATGCCCAAATATAACTTCAACAGGTGCAGTCTTCAAAAACCCCATAGACTGTTCATAATTGTCTTCACATATCCAAGGCATCAATAGAATATCAACATCATCAAATGTAACTATCTTTGGATCGGTGTAAATGAACGGCTCATGTACACCATCATAAGTGGAACAAAGATTGTGAATTGCATTTACTTTATTTGTGTTCTTATAATAGGTGTCGTGATTACCAATCATAATATGAGTATCAATGCCTTCTTTCCATAATCTTTTCATAAATCGATTTTGGAAATCAGATGCAATATTATGATTGATAAACTTTCTTCTATCAACAACATCACCTAAATGAATAAGTGTAGTAATGTTATGTTCTTTCAAATAAGGAAAGAACGTGTTTTCCCAAAACTTGAAAAAGTATTCGTTGAAAGCTTGACTATCCCCTCTTGCACCAAAGTGAGTATCATTAATAAGAGCGAGTTTCATAGCCTGTTAGTATAACTTACATCAATAGTATTGTCAAGCATTTTAAGGCAATTGTTCAAGAAACTTTTCAACGCCTTTGGTCTTACCTTCCTTTTTCTTTTTCTTAGCTTCTTCAAAGGTATGAATGAATTCTGAGATGTTATCATATAATTGAAACTGTCTCATATTGCCATCTGAGTCTTCAAACATTTCATCCTCACCAAGCAAACCAAACTGTTCTGTTGCCTTGTACTTAACATACAGTTGCTTCTTTTCTTTCATAATTCTACGGAGAAAGGCATAGTAAATGATTTGAGTGAAGTAGGCAAATGGATTCTTTGACTTACTTGGATCAAAATTTCTAAAATACATAAGGCAGTTTTCAATGCCATCTGCAATCATTTCATCTCGAAAAGAGTATGATATGAAGTTAGGTTTTCTTGAAAGGTGTTCTGCAATTTTTAGAAAGCATTCTCCTATGTAATTGGGAATTTGTGGATCTTCTTTTTCTGCTGCTTTGGCAACATCACACTTCTCTTTATATACAATCAGCGCATCTAAAAAGTCGGCATTGTTTACATAATGTTTTGGTTTCTTCTCACTCATATTTCTTCCTTTTATTTAGCTTGACATCGTGCTTGACAACTGTTATTATGGCGGTGTCCCCCGTTAGATGATATATTAGCTACCACATCAATGTAACCTGTTAGTCTTCTTACGGTTAATAATCTCAACAACATCTTCCTTCGTTAAATCACCCTCAGGGTCTTCATCCTCATTTTCCTCCTCATCTTCATCTTCATCTGATGCATCTCTTAGTTTTTGGCTAAGAGCATTATCTTTTAACATTTTAATTTGAGTAGTATTAACAGCCTTGTGGTAGTATTCCTTCAAATTATCCTTAGGATCAACGATAGTAAGTATGTCGCCTGAAAGAATGGTTGCAATGTTATCTTTAATCAATTCAATAGGCAACCAAGGTAACATCATCATAACAATACCTTGAGGTGTTCGCTTAAAGATGAGATGCATTGGATTATCCAACACAACAAGATTAGTGTTTGTATTGCCTGAGTATCCAGCGATAATGTCCTCACCACTGTGTAAACGGACTATACGGACACCTTCAAATAGATTATTCATCTCTGAGTTCAATATTATAGAACTTGTATTTAAATTTTTCGTCATCATATATTCTAACACGATCCACAAAATGTTTCAAGGTGTAATTGGTATATTTGCCTATTCTAAAGTCATCTGAGATATCGAATAGAACTGCCTCATCTTTGTTTTCTCCAATTCTTAATCCTCGACCAATAGATTGAAGATTGCGAATTCTGGACTTGCTTGGGGAGGCAAATATAATATTATGCAGGTTGCGGATATTAACGCCAGTAGAGAAAGTACCATATGAAGCAACAATGATAGCATCTCTTTCTTTCTCAGTAATAGCCCTAACTGATTCCCGAATCTCAACATCGGTGCCACCAAATACAAAAAACACATGTCTATTCTTAGCATGTTCTTTAATGTTTGCATGTAAACTTTTGCCATGTTTCTCCACAAATTGAAATAATATAAGAGTGTTACCATTAAGAGATAGTGCAAGATTTCTAATAAAATTATTTCTTGCAGTATTCATAACTATGTATTCTAGTTCTTGGTTATAGTCCCAAGACCTTGCCATCTTACACACACTCTCTGGATGTTTAAGTATAAGGCATTTAATTTTGAATGATGCGAGTTGACCTTTATCAATCAAGTCAGCTGTAGATGTTGCTTTGTAAACAGGACCAAACAAACCTTCTAATACAAGTTTATGTGTTTGAGTACCATCTAAAGTGCCTGTTGTACCTATTCTATATTTAGCATTCACACAACCTGAAAGAATAGTAGTGAGAGACTTTGCTTTGAATTGATGTGCTTCATCACCAAGAACAAAATCAAATTGTTCAAAGTATTCGCCAGGATTTTTATAGATTGATTGCCAAGTTGTAATGGTAAGAAATTTATTTGTATGTTTATCTTTACCAGAATATTGACGGTGACAGTATTGTTCTGAATCATAACCATAATCTTCAAAGTCTTTATACATCTGTTCGACTAATGAAGTTGTGGGTACAATTAACAAGCCTCTTTCATTCTCTATTTGCAAATAACGAATGATACAATACAAGATGAGAGACTTGCCTGATGCCGTTGGTGATAACAACAACATCCTTTTATTTCTTATTGCCTGTACAAAAGACTTTAACTGATAGTCTCTAATCTCATGTGGCAATTCAAGTGTGTCAACAAATTCTTTAGCTTCAACTAATGAAAAGTTTTGTGTGACTGATACATCAGAATCAATCTCTAATGTGTAATCTCTTTCCTTACAAAAGATTTCAATGTAAGGAACAAGACCATGATAGATGGTGAAACTTCTTAGGTCTGCTAACCTAATTTTACCATCCCAAATTCTAGATTTAAATGCAGGTGTGAATTGATAACCAGGAACATAAAATTCAAAATATGTTGAAAGTTCTTGAGCTAATCCTTTTTCACATTCAAATTGAATATACGCTTCATTCTTTTTATGTAGAATTAAATCAGACACCTTGAATAAACCGCTCCCAGGCAATAAAGTCTCTAAGTTGAAATGTCCGTGAATTCAATTCTTTTAATATACTTTGACACACATCAACAATTTCATCATGCATCATTTTGTTTGCAAGATGTTTATTGATATCATCATCACTCTCTAAGTATGTAGTGAGCTCAGATTTTAACACATATGGAAATGGTTCCCAATTATACTGTTTTAATTGGTCATCATCCAATTTACCTGTATAGTATTCCCATTTCAATCTCTTCATTTTGTTATACTTGAACTCAGATTCTTTAGACAATAGCCGATGCCTTGAAAGTATATTCAAATATTTGCTGTGTAGTTTGGGAATGTTGATTAGCTCTTTGCCTGGTTCTGTTCTGTCTATTTCAGAATCGGCACGCCACATCTCAAGTAGCTCGTCAAGTTGTTTCATGGTAAAATTCCTCCTTTATTGATTGGAGGATACACTAAAAAGGAATAGTTGTCAAGCCTTTTAGAACAATTTTTCTATATCGTAGTAACTGTACCTAAAAGTGGCATCGGCACTCATTGCTGTATCAGGTGAATCATTCGCACCCATAATGTAGGTGGATAATGTTGTTGGAAAGCAATCATATAATTTGTATCTATAGTAGGGCTTATTTGCTGAAGACAATATTGTAATTGAAGCATCAGAGTATTGTGGTTTTCTTGTTGCTGCTAAAATTGCAGATGCTTGTCTGTTAAGGTTACCAAGATTTTGATACTCGGTAAATTCCTTGGGAAAAGTCATTGCACGAATCCAATCGTGAATCTCTATCCAACCTTTTAATTCTTCATCAATTAAAAAGGTAATATTAAGTAAATCATAAATTGCTTTCTCACCTGGAACATACACATCAACGAATGGTGTATTTTGTGGAATTTCAGACAATGAGATTCCAGGAACACTTACTGACTGGCAGAAGTGTTGTATACTAGGTGCCCGAGCAAAGTTAATAATAAACTTATTCGGTTGTAGAAAGTTTGGATTGTTTGGGGTTCTATTAGTAGCTGTCATATGTGTATTTATGCACCAAAAAAAAGAGACCTCTTTTTAAGGAGGCCTCTTTTAGGATAACTTACTTATTATTATAAAAAATGTAAGTTATTGATTTTACTACTATTATTACATTATGTTTTGGATTTTAAATGCGCGGTAGTAGTTGTTAGACAAACCGGTCAACGCACCAGCACCCTTTGAAGTGCCTTCTGCGAATGGGTTTGCAACAATACCGTAGCGAGTTTTAAAACCAATCTTTGGTTGGAATGTGCCAGTGTCAACTGCACGAACCATTTGCAAAGGAACATATGGGCAGTAGAAAATACCAGCGTCATATGCATTAGTGCCTTTGTAACCAACAACTGCAAACTCAGAAGTTCCGCTTGTAGTTGCAAATGGATCAATGTACACTTTGATGCGACCAAACATTGTACCAGCAAATGTATTGCCAGTATCGTCAACTGTTAAGTTAACTTGTGATTGTAAAGCGGAGTTGTAGTCAAGCAAACCAGCCATCGCAAATGCAGATGCAACATCTGAAGAAACGATGATGATGTTACCTTTACCTCTACGAGTTGTTTTAGCAATCGTATTGGCTTCTCTTTCGATTTGGAATGCCAAGCCTTTAACTTTTTCTACCATCCAACGACCGTTAGAATCTGTGTCTAAGTCGAATGTACCGGCAGTAGTTGTACCTACTTGAGCACCAGTCTTAGCAACAGAGTAGATTGTGCGAACAATTTCACGGTTAATTTCTGCAAGAATTTCAGCAGACAAGATGTTTGCTAATTCTGTTTCTGCATCTAGACCATGAACTGCCTTCAAGTCTTGTGCCAATTCGATTGAGTATTCTGCCTTCAAAGCACGAGTCTTTGCAGTAACAGTAACTTTCTCAATAGAGAATGCCATTTCTTGAAAGGTGTTAGAACCATCACCCAATGCTTCTGCAAGAGCAGTAGACATACCGGCAACGCCTGCACCGTTTGCAACGAATGTGTTAGCAGTTTGATTACCAACTGTCAACGCAGTTTGAGCGGTACCTAGACCAGAGAACCCTGTGTTAGCTTCATTGTAGAATGCTTCTGTACCTAATGGAGTTGCGTAGGTAGAGCGCATTGCAAAGATAAGTCCTGTAGGACCTGTCATTGGTTGCACGCCGCAAACATCATAAGCAATAAGGTTAGGCAGTGAACGGCGAACCAAACTGATTAGAATTGGATCAAAACCGGCAACTGGACCTGATGCAGTAGCACCATTCGAGAAGCCTGTTGCACCACTTGAACCCAAACCAGCAGACGCTGCGTTGGTTGGAACTGCTTCGTTCAAATAACCACCGCTTGCTTTCATCATTTCTTGAGCTTGATTCTCAAGAATAACTGCTGTGACAGCTTTACGATATGGGTCTTTGATTGGGGCTAGGTCTGGATGATCCAGAACACCTTCCCACTTTTTCTGTAGATTTTCGGACAAATACATTTGTTATCTCCTTGAGGTTTACTAATTAATTTTTTGTTTTAGAAATAGCTTGAGATACTGCAGCAACGAAGGGATCATTAATGAACTTCTTTGCCTCTTCTTCTACAAACTCTTCGTGTAGTTGTGCTTCTGTTGCTTTCTTAGCGCTAGAAGGAAAATAGTTCTCACGGATTGTTTCAAGTTTTTGTGCGTATTCGTCCTCTGTGGAGAATTCTACACTCTCTGCGAGTGATTTGATTTTTTCAACTTGAGTATCGGTAAGACCGTCACATACTTCACGGGTCATTTCTACTTTGCGTGACTCAACCAATGATTTCTTTAGGTCAACGGCACGTTCGATTTCTTCATTGAGTTTGCTTTCAAGTTCTTCAACTTTACCAGCAAGTTCGTCAACGAGGTCGATTTTTTCTGCAGGAACATCAATATAGTGTTCTGCAAATAGGTTACGCATACCAGCAATAAAGTCTTCTGTCAACTCTGAGCGGAGACCAGATTCGATAGCGATTTCATTGTCTTTCATCCATTGTTCAACAACATATGAAAGGTAGTCATCTACTTTTTCGGTAAGGTCAGCACGAATAGACTCAACTGCTTCTTCAAGCATGCCAGCATATTTTTCTTCTGTTTCTTCTTCAATTTGTGATACACGGTCAGCAACACGAGCTTCAAAAATTGTAGAGACTTTAGATTTGAATTCTTCTGAAATGGTAGAATCGTCAGCAAAGAGAGCGTTAACATCCTCTTTCATCTTTTCTTTCATTTTCATTTTCTTCATCATTGCTTTGTCTTCGGCTTCATCACCGTGCATTTCAGCAATAACATCATCTTCATCTTCTGTTTCTTCCATCTTAGCAGAAGCATCAGACGGTTTTGTTGTTGGTGCGACTGCCTTGCCTTTGATTGCTTTAGTGGCGTCAATCTTTGCAGAATCATCCATTGGTTTGGAATTCTGGTTAGTTGGTCCACCTAAATCTACGACTTCGGCATCGGCTTTATACATTGGTTCACCAGATGCTGATTTCTTGCTTCCTGCAAGAATGTCGGCTGCGGCTTCCATTAGTTTATTTGTTGCCATTAGGAATCTCCTTATGATTTCTTATTTATAAAATTAAAGTTTTCTGAGGTAATTTTCAAACAATTTGAAAGCAACTTCTTCTATTTGTTTAGAAGATGCTTTCTGTATTTGTCTTTTTGCGTTGTCAAAGTCGGCTTCGACGAAGTGTCCTTCAACAAACATCCATTCTTTATTTTCCATGATGCCATTGACAAAAGCACCTGGAGCAGAAGGATCCGCCACAATGTCTGCCGCTGTTGCAAGCCTCAAATCATCTTGTACAAGGTTGTAACCTTCTTTAGTGGTAACAACAGAACCAAGAGCTCTAGAAGATACTCCGATGCTTACTTCATTATCAATAAAGTTCTTAACAATTTGACCGTATGGTGTTTCAAGAATTAATGCTTTTCCGTAGAAAGTATTACCGTCTTCTACAAGAGAAACAATTTTATGGGACACTCTTTCTAAATTAATAGATGGAGTGTCTGGGTGACCAAGTTCACCGAGTGCTCGATTGGTCTTAATATATTCTTCATTGTATCTCGAAACTTCATTTCTCAAAGTTTTCATTTCATACATACGATTATTCTTGTTAATCTTGTCACCAACTAAGAATGTACCTTCAATGAACAAATTCTTTTTACCGTTTTCTGAAGCTTCGGTAAGATATTTTACATTCTCTACGGTCTCTCTGATTAATTTCATTACATTCCCACTAGTGTATTAGCATATGTTGCTGTTTTGGTAACTTCCATAACCATAGAACCACCAGTGTTAATCGTTATAACAATTGATGATCCATTATTGTTTGCTACTGAATGATTCAATTCATCAAGCATCATTGTACCAGAATTGTGTAGCATTAACACTGGAACAGAGTTTCTAATAATTTGAATATTTCCATTGGTTGACCAAGTTAATCTTCTAATGTTTGCAGAAGAAACAGCTTCATTAGCATCAAATGCTAAATTTGCTAAAGATACTGTTGTAGTTCCTGCATCAGCAACTCTAATAATAGAAGCGGATCTTTGTGTGTTAGTTATTTCGAATGGCATATTATCTTAGTCCTAGTGATGAACGTCTTCTCATTGACAGTTTTCTTTTCAATAGAGTTTGGCGTAATTTAGCTTTTCTAGTTGTTTTCCATGACCGTTTCAGTAAACGAGCCTTTTTTAATCTTACTGTTGCAGGTATTCTTTTTACAGTATTACCTGAAATTCTATATCCCTTAATGCCAGACTTTCGTACATTCTTCTGTACAACAATTTTGCCTTTTGCATTTCTTCTAATTCTTCGGCGAATCTTATTGATTCTACCCATCTTGATGATATTAGAACTACCTGCTTCATCAAGCTGTTCTATTTCTTCTAGCATGTCTGCTGCAACATATCGTTTTGCTTCTTGCAATCTCTTAAAGACAATTTCACTCAAACGAGACCTTAAAGTATCTTTTGCCTCATCCAATTTGTTCTCTATTAACGATGTAACAAAATTCATTTTGCACGCTTAAGAGCAAAGTCAGCAGCTTTCATAAAATGTTCTGGTGACTTGTGCATCATATCAGAAAACTTTTTCTTATTATCATCATTCAATGCATTATGAACTTGTGTTATCGCCGATGCAGTATAGTGATCAACCTTGCGAGTATGACCAGATCCAAACTTAACAGATTGTGCCGATTTATTGCTCACTATTTTATTTAGTTGATCTATTACCGCTTCTTCTAATTCTGTTTCTTCTGCTTGAATATATGAATCAACACCTGGGCCATACGGTACCGAAAAGTATTTATCTAATTGTTTATTATGATATAATGCAACCTTAGTGTTATCGGGATAAATTCTGATTGCTTTTCTTTTCAACAATAGTATGTATGGTGGATCTTTGGCGTCAACAACTTCATTCAAACTTTCTGCTTGAATTGTATCAACATCATCTTTAACAACTCTTCTTGCCTGTGTAAAGATTTGTTTATTATTAGAAATCAAATCTACCATTTTATTGAATAGGTTTTGAAGAATCATTCTATCTGCATTATTGAATACAGGCTTTTCTTCTTGCATCTTGTCCAAAATTTTATGGATTCTTTGTATTTGTGCCTTATTGGCAAGACCTGCTCGAACCAACATGTCAAACTTTGAATAGTCTGACTTCTCTTCTTCAGCGATAGTTTTGAATTCTAATAGTGATTTCATTAAACTTCTTCTGTGTCTTGTATTTCTACAGGTTCTTCTTTACCAGTAAAAATAAATTTTGCCAATTCTATCTTCTTAGCATCCAATGATTCAAATGCTCTTGTAGAAAGAATGTCGTTTAATATATTTTTTGCCTCTGATGCATTACCAGCACCCAATTGATCAATGAATTGTGATGTGTCCATTATAATCTCCTTTTATCGCTTATTTAGTCCAGATGAATACTTATCTACTTGCTTATCTAACATTGGAGTTAACGACTCCGTGGAGTCTGCTTCCTGAGTGTTGTCTTCGGCAGGGTATTGTTCTGGTGTTGCTTCAGGTTCTTGTTGTCCTTGTCCTTGGGCATCGGCCGCAACAGTAGGGCCGCCAATTCCTTTATCTTCTTCATCTTTCATTTCCTTATCCATTTGTTCAACTTCTTCATCTGTAAATTGAAGAATATTTTGTTTGACCCAATTCAATGAATAATATCTGCCAATGTATGGGTCAACTAGTTGCAGAACAGACATTCTTTCTTTCAACAATTCTGCTTCACGCAGTTCGGTGAAGTTGTTGTCTTTCTTAAATTCGTAATAGATATCTTCTTTGAAGTCATCCCATTCGTCAACAGAACAAATACCTTTTAACGATAATTGCACTCTTAATGCATGATCAAATATTTGTGAAAACTTATTACGAAGTCTTGAGACAAACTTGCCAAACTTAACTTCATCTCTGGTAACTTCAGTTGTTCTACCAAGACCAATCATACCACCTTGTTGTGGTTCTAAACGACTGATAGGCACATTTAATGCGTTTAATAGTTTCTGTCTAAAGTAAACCACATCAGCTAATTCGCCAAGATTTTGTCCTGCAGCCAATGTTGTAATCTCTGTACCTTTACCACCTTCACGCCTTGGCAACCAGAAGTCTTCAAGCATTGACATGTGTTTACGGTCATCACGAACTTCACCAGTTGCTGCATCATAAACAATTTTGTTCTTATACTTAATCATCACATCACGAAGATACTGTTCGGCTTTACCTTTTGGTAAATTACCAACATCAATGTAGAACACTCTTCTTTCTGGTGCTCTTGAAACACGGTAAATAACAACCGCATCTTCAATCATTCTCAACTGATTAAGTGGCTTAATCGCTTTGTGTATATAAGATATAACGAATGTATTTTTTGCATCCATCAATCCCGAATTCACATTCAAAATGGATTC